ATGGTGGTGGTTCTTCTACCATAACAATTAAACAAGGAAATTAAAATGAAATATTTATGGTTATTATTATTTGGAATAAGTTTACAAGCTGAACTAGATTTAACATTACCTGAACAACCTGCTGTATATATACCACCAGAAATTAAAATATTAAATTTAGGAGACTATAATGAACCTCCTACAAAAACACAGTTAATAACTTATTGGACTCTTAATGTTTTAGATGTTTACACAACTTATGAAGGTTTAAAAAAATGTAGTACCTGTACAGAAGCTAATCCTTTTTTACCTGATAGACCAGAGTTAAATGAATTAATATTACAAAAAGCTATAGTCGGTACTTTCTTTGCAAGAAATGGTAGTAAAAATTATATAACTGCTATGAATGTAGGTCTAACATTTGCAGTTATTAATAATTATAGTCATTTTTAAAAAATTGACCTCACAGAATGCTCTGTATTGCAAAGTTAGAGGGTAAGTAATACCTTGGCTTCAAAAACAACTATTATTTAACCACGGGCTTCTAAGAAGCTCTCAGGGCATTTTCGGAAATTGTGTAGATTTGTATAGGTTTTTCTTTACCTTTTACATAAATATCATCTAATCTGTCTAATTTTATGTCTGTTTGCT